GTGTGTCATGTGGGATCTCCTGTGGTTTATCTAGCAAAGTAAATTATAAAATTGTTTTTGTCAAGCGAATTTATTTCTGAAATTCGTTTATTACTTCCCGCGCAAGAGTCTCAAGAAAGGCTTTCTCCGACGAGCGGCGGCCCTTTACGTAGAGACTTCTTTCTGTCTTATTTAATTTTTTGTACAGGGCATCTGCGCAGCGTTTTATTTTGTCCATGGTGTGCCTTCCGTGGTCGGAGCTGTTAGTGTCTTGATCGCGTCTTTGACATCAGGCGGGAGTGGCTGGAAGCGATCTTTCAACAGGTCGCGCAATTCGCGGATCGAGAAGGCGCCCAGGCCGTGCTTGTGTAGGATAAACTTCGCGGCGTTTTTACTCATGGCTATCATCTCCTTTGCGGTGTGAAATTAAGTGCATTATTAATTCACGTGCTGCGCCGTCCATCATTATCAGAATCTTTTTCCCGTTGCTGCCTGTGACATTACAGACACACTCGCCCTCGTCGTCAATGATAGAGAAAAGAAGGAACTCTTTCGAGTGCGTCAGCATCTTCATCGCTTTGACTTTATTCTTGGCCGTATTTTCTTCCGCGATCCGCGCACCTTCGGGCGTGGATAAACTAATTGATACTGATCGATCGACTTTTTTGTTAAACATTCTCATCTCCTTGTTATGTTTGCGATCTTAACCCGACACGCCCGGCACACCGACCACTTGGTACTGACAAAATACTTTCCGCAAATATAGCAGCTAATCATATGCTGGGACCTCCTTCTCGTTTCCCAATTATAGAAGGCCCAGGACACGCCCAGGGCGCGTGGGAGCGCGTTGCCTGAGCGTGTTGATCCCCTGGGCCGTGGATTATTTGATCCTGGCCTTCTCGATAAATTCCAGCAGCAACGCCCTACGGGCGGCCTTAGCTGTATCATCCCAGCCTTTGACTTGTTCCGCTTTGGCGTCGTATTCGCGGGCCAGCTGGTAGTCTCCCCGGTCATTTTGGGAAGGCATACCGCGGTATCCGGTCGCAATGGCCACGCCGTTGACCTGGTACACGTCAAAATTCCAGCCATATACGCCTGACGTGTAGGCAACAGGGTTTTCATCTTTCAGCAGGTTTTGGAGTGTGCAATATCCCGCGGAAATGATGGTATAATATCCTGATCTTATTTCTTTGGCCGTGGTTTTGTATTTCATGTTACGCCTTCCCTTCCGCCATGAATGGCATGAGCAGCTGGCCGTTGTGGTCCGTTGTGCCCTTGTTTGTCCTATGATCGACCACGGCGCGCGCTTCTAATAGGGCCCCGCCGTCTTTATCATAATCGCCGTAAAAGCCCCAGCAAGAGTCGAGATGTTCTCCCTGGGCGTCTTCTATTGTATAGCCGTATACGTTGCCCGATAAATAGCCGTTCCAGGTATTGACTAGGCCCTGGGCCGCTTCTTCTGCTTTGTCCTGCTCCGGCCATTCAGTTTTGGCCACTAATACGGCGCCCAGCAGGGAAGTATCCCAGCCACGCCCGCCGGAGCTGCTAGGCGTGTCAAAGGGAGCGCAAACAATGTCCCCCAGGTACAACTTGACGCCTGAATGAATATAAGCGGACAACGCGAAGACGTGATATTTGTTGAGGATGTTTTGTATACCCAAGTCTTCAGGGTCCACGTTGCCGCGCAGAATTGTGGCGCACTCGTTTTTATCGAGTATCAAATAACCTTTCTCTTTCGGGCCGTCGACCGAAAAGTCGCGGTGGTACCCGACAAGAAATAAATTGTCGTCTCCCCAGGCGCTTGGGCTTTCCGCGTCATGGTCCTGGGATATCCTGATCTTAAGGCCGTTTCTTGTTTCTTCGTGTACGTTTTCCATTCTGTGCCGCCTCCCAGCGGTGCAAACCCTGGTACAATGCCCCAGGGCGTGGCCGTTTTAGTTTATCCTAAAATACTATCCAGGCGCCGTATCTCATCCGCGCTGATATCATGGCATCCGATTTTAACGCCGTTATAATCCGCGCTTATAGTGGTATATGCGCCAATGGTAAACCCGCGGGATATTTTACCGGATAAAAACGCCTTGCAAGCGGTCCGCGCTTCATCCAGCGGGACACTAGCGCCGCGGGACGTCTCCACTTGGTCGCCCTTGACTCTTAGGGCCACGGGGAAGTCATAAAGGCCATATGTCGAGACGTCCGCGCCAGCCTTCCACGCGTTGAACTTGTCCACGGCCTCCGACATGCGGCGCTGGCGCATTGACTCTTGCCGGATCGATTCTTGCGCGTCGTATTGTATCCGCTTGGCTTGGAATTCTTCCACTTCCCCAATGGTAAAGGCCGGAAACGCGGGGATGTCTAAGGTATCCAGCTGGAAGAATTCAATATACTGGTCGAAACAATTGCGCCACGCGTCGCGGGCATCAACGTGCATCATGGCATATTTCTTGGCGCGCCTGGCCTGGCCTATCGCGGACACGGCCTGCCGGATAAAATAGTTGACGTTCTCTTTATGGTCCGGCGCAAGGCCAAAGGCTGGCGCGTGGTCCCATGCTTCCATATTCGTAAGATGGGATACAGCACGGCGCGCAATGCTGGTATGCTGGGCCGTTGATACTGAGTAGTCGCGGTGATTGAATAACACCAGCTGGCGCCCGTCTGGCCGCTTGTAAATGCGCGCAATGGCATAGTGCCGGCCATAGCTGTACAATGTCGGGCCGTCAAAAAACATGTTTCCAGCGCGCCCGTCAGGCTGGGATTGACTAGCCCAATAATGGGCCACTTGGTTGTGGTTTCTCAACGCGTGTTTCATAGTGTGCCGCCTCCCAGCGGTCCCGCTATTGTTGCCTTGCGGGCAAGGTCGGTTATTAGAGGATAGCTGGCCTCTTCAGGCGCCGCAAAACGGCGCGACACGGGCCACGTGGCCCGCGTTTCGGCCTTACTTTAGCCAAGTCTCATCGTTTGCGCGGGCCAGCTGGGCAGGCGTGGCCGGGATCAGTGGATCATTGGCCGCGATTGCCCCAGGCGCGCGGTCCTGATCCTGATCCTGATCCTGATCCTGATCCTGATCCGCGGTGATCCCATTATCTTTATAATATAACGCAATCTCGATCCCGATCTGGCCCAAGGTGATCCTATCCGGAAATTCTGTGATCTCCCAAGATCCCGTGTCGATCATCTTATAAAGGATGTTTTCCGTGAGTGATATCGGATTGCCAAAAGAATCAAAACAAGGATTGAGGCCAGCGGAGATCCTGGCCTTTAAGGCCCGGCAAAGGCCGTTTGTTAGGGTGATCTTTCCGATCTTGATCTGCTTTTCAGGTGTGATCTTTTTCATGTTTTGCGCCTCCCAGCGCTGGCCCTAGGTCCGCGCGATTGCGGGCTTTTTAGGGATGCTTGAGTATAACACGCGCAAAAATATAGTGTCAAGCATATTTCTGTAAAATATATTTCATTCTGTAAATGTAATATGTTTTCGAGAAAGATATCCTCGTCGAGAAAATGTATTTCATTCGGTGAATGGAATATGTTTTTATTTATTGTCAGTTTTCTTTATTCTATTTAGTAAATGAAATATAGATAACAGAAAATCGGGCGTTGACGCGGGATTGAGGATATATATAGAAGGACGTTTTGTTTTCTTTGTTTTGGAATATATTCTAGTCAAGACTTATTGTAGTAATACCACACATATGTGTGGTATAGAGGTTTTGCGGGTTCTTTTCCCCGCGTTTTAAAAACTTTTACGCCGTTTGTGTTTGCCCTGTACAATCTTAGAATGAAATACATTTTCGTGAATGAAATACAAAACCATGAATCCTCAAAACGGAATACAATCGCGCCCGCGTTGACGTGCTCCGCTGGCCCTGTGACATGGGAACGCGGGCACGCGAAGACGTTTCAAAAAACGACCCCCACCGGCCTGTTTGGCGAAGGCCATAGCAACAGGTACGCCGACACCGGCGATGCATATAATGTTTAACTTTGTATCTTAAATATGTATCCGCACCCGGACCCCCACCGATAGATGTATATAGTACCCACAACACCATACCACACCCCAAAACACCGACGGAGAAAAAATAAAATAAAAAATATGTTGACGCGGAGAAGATAAGCAGAGATAATGTGTGCACACAGGAGGATATTATGAACGAAGAGAAGAGATTAATAAATTTAGAGCGGTCGAAGAAAAGGTATTGGGCGAACAGGGACGCCATATTAGCCCGGCAAAAAGAGAGGTACGAAAAAGCACGGCGTCGGATATTGGTGTGGCGGGATCGTCGCAAACGGAGATTGCTAAGAGAACCTTGGTGGGTGTACTTAAGATCCGCCAAGAGGAGATGTACGGACACGAAATTAGTAAGTTATAAGTATTATGGGGCTAAAGGCGTCACCTGTACTTTAACACTCGAGGAGGTTAAAACTCTGTGGTTTAGAGATAAAGCCCACGAGCTAAAGAAACCATCGATAGATAGGAAGGATACGAAGAAGGGGTACTCCTTCGAGAACTGTCGCTTTATAGAACTGGCCGATAATGTGCGGGGTGGTGGGAACTGGAACAGAATCCGTAAGCAAGTGAGAGATTTATAACTTTCCCCTTGACAACCACCATTCTCGAAACTATATTACATTCGTAGTTTGAAAACAACTTAACAGAAGGAGATAACCATGTTCAAAGTCACAGTCGTCGGGGATTACATCGCTCGCTCTGGTGTGAGTGATAAAGAGAGAATCAAGAAGCCTTACGAGATTGACGCCAATCTCCATACCCTTGTGGGTGTGCTTTCTATCATTAAGAACAAGATCCTGCCTGTTGCGCTCCCAAAGAAGTATGCGGACTACATCACCTATTCGACCCACAAGATCTCCAAGGTCGTTCCTTTGGATGATGAAGGGCGTCGTCAGTTCTCCAAGGTCGATGTGGACTTCATGGATCGGGAAACCCTTGTCCAGTACATCGCGGAGAACAACATCGGGGCTTGTGAGGTGGAAGAGATCGTTGGTATTGGTGAGGATGGCAAGCAGATCAAGCAACGCCGTGAGTATCCGCGTCTTGATCCCCGCTATTTCCCTGACCTGTTCCTCCTTAGAGAACGCGTCAAAGCAGCTAAGGATGACGCCCCTGGGTTCCATAAGTGGTTTAAGCTGCATAAGACGGATCTTGAGCTGGATATCCAAGTGGCCGCTGCTAATCCAGAGCTGTTCAATCAGACCGTGGATGCCTCTGTTGTCACGTCCAGCAAAGCCACACCTAAAGGTAAACGCTTGCCCGCAGAGACGCATATCAAGCAGTCCAGCGACCGCGTAGCCGGGCTTGCTGCTGATCAACGCGCATCCGGTGAGATCGGCCCTGAAGACCCAGAACAGCCCACTGACGCCGGTATCGGAGATCTGTAATAATGCCCCGATTCAAAAAGAGACCCCCGTTACTTGATTACCCTGAGGGGGTGCTGGATGAAGAAGCGTCCCGCGCCCTCTCTAACCCTGTTGTCAAGTTCAACACCCTACTTGCGTATGGTGAAGATGGCCTCCCACGCCTCGTTGGCCGTCCTGTCCGGATGGACTCTGATCCGCAAAGCGTGATCCTGGCTCTTATAAAAACTTTTATGGACTGCCCGTATGATGGGAGAGATAAGAGCCTAGAAGGTCTGACGATGGGGGAGGCCATGACATTGCAGCGTGTCCGTGCTGCCGCTAATGGCGACTCTTACGCATTTGAAGCTCTGATGAACAGACTTGTTGGAGAGCCTGTAAAAAGGCAGCAGAATGTCACGCTAACGGGCGATCTAGGCACTTTCTTAGACAAAGTGGCCTCTTCCACCCGTACAACCATTTTAGACGTTACTGTGCCCTCCCAGGCACCCCGTAACCCTGAAGATGACCTATGAGCCAGCGCCTCTGATTAGGAGTATGTAATGCCGAAAGCCGAACCGAAGTACGCAAAATATGTATGGCTCGTAAAAGGTCAGAAGATACTGTCTGGAAGTATCAACCCTTGTGATATCCGGAGGTACGCTTTCTCGCATGAACAAGCGGTATCGCAAGTGGCCCGTGGAAATGGGTTTGATAAATGGAACCTATATAAGCTCGTTAAGGTGAATAAATACAGATCTAAACGTAAAGCCTAAAGACACCCCTATGAGCCAAAACGTTTCACGTGAAACCCAAGTCCTCTTTGATAAAGAAAGGGCGCGAGCTCTTAATCTTCTTAAGACAGACCTGCCAACTTTCGCAGAACATTGCCTGAGGATCCGCGATAAGCAGGGCAGGATCATGCCCCTGAAGTTCAATCGTGAGCAGCTCTATGCCCACGCCATGTGCGAAGACCAACTCAAGAGAACTGGGATGGTGCGTAAGGTGATCTTGAAAGGGCGGCAGCAGGGCATGTCAACGTACGCCGCTGCCCGTTTCTTCCACAAAACCCTTCTACAACCCGGTGCCGCAACCTTCATCCTGTCCCACGAAGGCAAATCCACCGGTGTCCTATTCGATATTGTTAAAAGGTATTATGACCGTCTGCCCTCAGAGATCGTTCCTTTGCGCCCTGAACTTGGCGCGTCTAACAAGAACCAGCTGAAGTTCCTTGGTACGGATAGCGAATACACTGTCGGGACCGCCGGTAATGAGGACATCGGGCGCTCCATGACCCTCAAGCACCTTCACATGTCCGAAGTCGCGTTCTATGACCGGACAGACCAGTTAGAGACCGGGCTTATGCAAGCCGTAGCGGATATGCCAGGCACAGAGGTTCTCATGGAATCTACTGCCAACGGCCTTGGCAATATGTTCCACGATCGCGCCATGAAAGCCATGGCGGGCATCGGCAGCTACGAGATGATCTTTATCCCGTGGTTCTGGAACGAAGGATACCGCCGTCCACCCCCGGAAGGCTTTGCCCCCGATGACAAAGAACAACAGCTGATGAAGCAGTTCGGACTCGAGCTTGACCAGATCTATTGGCGCCGGATGAAGATCGAGAACACCAAAGGCGGCCTCTGGACGTTCCAACAGGAATACCCCTGCACCGCTGATGAAGCCTTCTTGATGTCCGGGGAATCCTTCTTTAGCAAAGAATGTGTGATCAACGCCCGGCGTTGCAAAGCGGAATCCCCCGGAGACCCCATCATCGCCGGTCTTGACTGCGCCAGAGGAAACGACCGCTCTGTCTTTGTGGTGCGTCAAGGACGTAAGATCCTGCATTACGAGTGTCATAAAGACCTCAGAGCAGAGGGGTTAGAGCCAACCCAACAACTCGTGGCCCACGCCATGAGGATCATCGACACCTTCAATGTCGATAAGATGTTCATCGATATGGGCTCCGGCTATGGCGTTGTCGATGGTCTGCGCAGCTATCCGGAATACAAAAACGTCGTCATTGGCGTGCCATTCCAACAGCGTGTTTTGGATGAGGTGCGCTTCCTCAACAAGCGTGCCGAGATGTACGGTCTGGCGCGCGATTGGTTAGAAGACGGCAATGTGTCCATCCCCGATACCGAGGAGTTCTGTATTGATCTTCTCTTGACCGGCAAGGAAAAAGAAACTCCGACTAAGCGGATGTATCTGCCGCCCAAGACCGAGATCAAATCCAAACATAAAGTGTCCCCGGACATCACCGACGCCTTTGTTCTGACCTTTGCGTTCCCTGTCCCCAAGACCCGTGATGGCATCGAGAATCGTGCTTCGCGCAGACGTAATACCACACATCAGAGCGCCCTGGCAACCATCAACCGCATCAACCAGAATTCGCCCTCATCAACGTCAGTATCAATAAATGTCGATTTATAGTTGACAGAATCCGCCCCCTCTTGTAGTGTCTTGATTAGGAGGCGTGTCTATGAGCTCAATCAACTGGAACGTACGATCGTGGGATTGGGAAGACTGGTCTGGTGACAGCGCCGCTCTCAATGACGATATTAAGCAGGCTAAGACCGACGAAGCTAGTCGTAAAGCGAACCTCGAAGCGCAAGCCAAGACAGCAGTCGAGGAAGAAGATAAGGTCCGCAAGCGCGCTGAAGTTCTCGCCGCTCTCTCGACGAGCGGATTCTCATCTTCAGGAACAAACACCGCCCGATCATTTTTGACATCCTTGTGAGGAACAGATGGCTAAAGCATCACGCGTAGAAGTCTACAAGAGTCGTCATAAGGATCTCGCCAGAGAGAAAGCCCCGTATCTTCCGATGTACCAACTCATCGGCGAATACGTAATGACGCGCAAGCAAGATTTCACCGTCTCCTCCAACGTCGGAGAATTTGAAACAAAGAACCTTTTCACCTGTGTTGCCCCCAACGCAAACCAAAAGATGGCCTCCGCTCTCGTTGGCAACTTATGGCCCAACGGTGCGCGCTCTGTTCGTCTCACCCGTCCTCGTTTCATCCAAGACAACAAAGAGAATAAGCAATTTTACGACGACATCACCAATGCGTTCACAGATATTCTTGACGCTCCGGAATCCGGTGTCGTGCCTGCGTTGCAGGAATATATGCTTGATCAAGGATCCTTTGGAATCTCTGGTCTATACTCCGAGCGCACAGGAAACCTATACGATCCTTTGCGTGTCTCGGCTCTGAATGTAAAATTTTTCCTTATCGATGAAGATAAAGATGGTTTCATCGATACTGTGTTTATTGATAATTTCTGGTCCGCCAAACAGATCGTCGAGCGCTACGGGTACAACAATGTATCCGAGGCGATCAAGAAGTCCTTTGACGCTTTTGATATCTCGACGAAATATCGCGTGACCCAAGTCATCGAGCCTCGTCGTGGAGACACGTCGAAAGAAAAAGGCAACAAGAAGTACCCTGTCGCCTCTGTTCATTTCGAGTGGGAAACCGGCAAGATGCTTTTGGAGAGTGGTTACAAACATATGCCCGCGATCATCACTCGCTTCTTGAAAGCGTTAGGTGAGAAGTACGGTCGTTCGGCTGCGATGTTTGCAATGCCCGCCGTCCTGCGGGCTAATATCATCTGGGAGCTGATCCAACGCTGTGGCGAGAAGAAACTTGATCCGCCCATGTACATGTTGGATGCTGGGATGCTTGGCGGGGACAATGTTAATAAGTCCGCCGGTGCTATGAACATTTTGAACACTTCTGGCTTTAGCGGAGAGAAGCCCATTGGCACGCTGTTCGATGTCGGCAACATCCAAGATATCTATCCTGTTATCGAAGCATTGGTGAATGATATCACTAGCGCCTTCCATATTGATGAGCTGATGGATCTCAACAACGAGAAGCGCATGACCTTCGGGGAAGCGCAGATCCGCGACCGGATCCGTGGTGAGGGGTTAAGCTCGATCTTCAAGCGCCAAGAGATGGAGTGTTTCAGCCGTTGGTTGAACAGCACCTTTGATATGCTGCAAGAGGAAGGTCTTCTTGGTGTCGAGCGTGGGTCAGAGCAAGAGAAGAAGATGCTCGATGCTGGTTTGACACCCATCTATATGCCCGCGGATGTTCTGCGCGCGTACAAGAGAGGGCAGAGGATTTACAAGATAAAATATATTTCTCCTGCGAGCCGTATCATGCGGACCGAGGAGTTGCAGGGCATCACGACGTTACTTGATATCAACATGGGTGCCGCTGGCGCCTTCCAGGATATCATTGATAACATCGATGCCGATAAGATCGAAGAGAAGCTCTACGAGCTCCTGAATGTGGATGACGAGACAAAACGAGACACTAAAACAAAAGAAGCAATTCGTGACGCGCGTAACAAGATGTTACAACAGCAGCAACAGGCACAGGCGGTGCAAGTCGCCTCTGATGTTGCCATGAAGAACGCGCAGGCGAATTCCATGAGCATGGGAGCACTGTATGACAGACCAAGAGGATAAAGAAAAGAAGACACCCGATATCGTTGGCGCCCTAAACAGAATGGCGTCTACGAAAGATGGGGCCATCTTTTTAATCTGGTTAAAGAACCGATGCTTCTTCGATCGTTCCACGATCGTTGGTGATCCGACCTCCCGCGAAGTCAATATGAACGCCTCCATTGGTCAGGAGTTTCAACGCCGTATTTATCTGGATATCCGTCGGGAGTTATCTCCCGAGATAAGACAAAAAATAGAACAATAAGGAGAGAACATGTTTAGAACAATCAGACTTTGCTATGACCCAGATGCAGCGGCAGGAGCGGCACCCCAGGTTGATGTCCCCGGCAGCACGACGGTACAGGTGACGACAGGTGATGCACCCCCGGCGTATACACCACCCACGTTAGATATGGCGACGGCGCTCCCTCCGGAGTTCCGCAATGAGCCGTACTTCAAGGGGAAAGATTTCGTATCCATTGTTAAAGAGCACGCTAATCTTCAGAAGCTCATCGGTCAGCGCCCCGCCGGGATCCCTGGTGCAGATGCTCCCGATACAGAGTGGACGAAATTAGCGGACACCCTTCGCCCGAAAGATCTGACGGCGTATCAGTTCCCTGAGACAGAGTTCTCAAAAGCGAACAAGCGCTCTCCGGAGTTAGAGAAAGCCGTGCGTGAGATCATGGCCGAGGCCGGTGTGCCCGCCAAGCTGTTCCCTAAGGCCGCTGCTAAAGTTGATGCGTTCCTCGCCGAGACAGCAAAGACATCTGACACAAAGCGCGAAGAAGCGCGCGTGGCTCGTGAGAAAGAATTCGATACTTTACTTGCATCGACGTATGGCGATAAGCGCACTGAAGTTACCGAGCGCGCTAAAGCCCTGATGGTCGAGTCTGTTCCGGCGGAGTTAAAAGAGTCTGTCACAAAAGCGTTGAGCAACATTTCAAATGATGCGTTGTTCGCGTTGACGGCTGTGCTCAATGGGATCCACTCGAAGTACATCGCCGAGGATTCTCGTCCTGGTGCATTTTCTCCGTCAGGAGCTGATGCTGCATCGTTGCAGTCGGAAGCCGAAGCGATCATGCGCAGTCCAGAGTATCAGGATTTTAGAAGTCCCGGATACGAAGCTGCTCGTGCGAAAGTGCAAGAGTTATTTGGTCAAGTTGCTAAGGCTCGGAAATAATTTATTGTTTTTTATTTGACACCACCTGTATGTGTGGTATTTTGAAATTAAGCGGGGAGCACTACGGTGTCCGCGGTCAAGCCTACCTCATGGCGACACGTCCGGAAGATCCGGGGAGCGTACCTTAAAAAGGAACAGTCGTTTTTAAAGGAGGCTATCATGGCCGCACAAGTCGAAACAGCACAGGTAATTCAGTTTTCCTCTGCCGTTCATCTTGCCGCACAGCAGATGAAGGCGCGCTTTGCCCCGATGTTCGAGGTTAAGCAGTTAGCAGGTAAGGTGTATGCGTACGACGGCGTTGGTTCTGTGGAAGCACAGGAGCTCAATGGCCGGTTTAACCGCGTCACGTTCTCGGATCTCAAGATCACCCGTCGGAAGATCGGTCGTCGTCGTTTCTCTTTGACGCTCCCGTTTGACCAGGATGATGCGTCGAAGGTTTTGATCAATCAGGAAAAAGAGTTTTCTCAGGCTTGCGCCATGGCGATGGCTCGCGTTTACGATCGTATCGGGATCGAAGCTGCGGGTGCCACGGTGTACACTGGGGAAGAGATGGATACGGCTCTCTCGTTCACGCAGGATGGCGGTCAGGCCGTCAATGCGACAGCGGGTTTGACGTATGAGAAGTTGCTGGAGATCATCCAGAATTTCATCGACGCCGATGTCGGCAACGATATGCTGGAGAACTTCATCTTCTGTATCTCTGGCGATGAGCACACCGCTCTGATGAAGGAAATTGAATTGACCAGCGGGGATTATGACCGCCAGTTCAATGTGGAGAAGGGTTCGATCCAGGATGCTGTTGGTCTCAAGTTGATCAAGTTCGCCGCTAACGCGCCGAGCCCGATCCTGCCTGTGGCCGCCGGTGTTCGTACATGCTATGCCATGAGCACTCGTGGTCTGGCGTATGCGATGCCTAAGCAGTTTGAGATCAAGGTCCAGGAGCGTACGGATCTGATCCAGACCAGCCAGGTTCAGGTTAATTGGACTCTCGGTGCCGTTCGTACCGAAGGTGTCCTCGTTCAGAAAGTTACCACAACCGACTAATCCTCGGTGGTGCCTAAAAGGAGGCCGTTATGGCAGACGCTTTTGTTGATTCACAGAGAGCAGCAGGACTCCCGGCTCGGGCTAGGGAGGCAAGTGGTGTGAACCCGAAGATCCGCACGATCACGTTTGAGACCGCTGCGGCGGATGCAGCCGGAGATGTGAAGCGTCTTTTCACAGTCGGCGCGCATGAAATCCCGGTCGATTGCAAGATCATTTGCGATGCGATCGCTGGTGCCACGGATATCGACATCGGGCTTTATCGCCCAGGTGGCGGTGTTGTGGTGGATAAGGATGCCTTGGCTGATGGTTTGAACATCTCCGGTGGTTTGGCGTATGCCTCCGCAGGGAATGGTCTGGCCGCGCTGGGTGTCGAAGAGCAGGGTATTCGTACCTTTGCTGAGATCGCTGCTGACGTGGTATCGACCGATGTTATTGGTCATATCCCGCAGGATTCGTACGATATCGCTTTGACCGAGGTTTCCGAGGTCTCTGCGGCGGGTACGATCACGGTGATCCTGACGACCATCGAGAACCAGTAATCGCGGTTCTGTTTCGCGCTGTTAATAGGGGCGCACGTGAGTATATCGCTTGCGTGTGCCCCTTTTACTTGGAGGCCCCATGGCACGCCCTACCACTGATATTGGTATCATCAATATGGGCTTTGATCTCATCAAAGAAACACCCATCACCACCATCGAAAGACAGCAGGATAAGAAGTCAGCGTTTGCTGCCCGGTGGTTCCCCGCTATTCTTGAAAAGAACATGTCCGCGTACAACTGGAATTTCAATCTGAAGAGTTACGCTATCCAGCGTAATGGCACCCCGAGCATCTCTTCGTATGCCGATTCGTATATGTTCCCGAACGATTATCTCAAGCTCCGAGCGATCGGCAATCCTGAGACGCCCCTTAACAGGTTGCAGTTCGAGATCCAGGGGCGTAATCTCTTCTATAATAACGGCGGAGACGCGTCCTTAGATATCTGGTACTCGGCGCTAGTTACTGAGGTGGCAGCGTACCCGATGCACTTTATTCTCCTTGTTGCGACGGAGTTCGCTATTGTCGCTGCCAGGAAGTTCCCCGCGCGCGGAAGTATCGTCGCGGATCTCAAAAACGATTTACAGGATCTCCGGTCACAAGCAAGAGGCATGGATGGACAGATCAGACCTCCGCGCGTGTATGAGAGCAGCCGTATTGTGAACGCCGGATTAAATCCAACGGGCACTATTGGTGTCGCTGGTGATTATGAATTCCCAGAGGGGATGGACGCATGATTGAAGTCCCACTGTCAAATTTCTCCGGCGGAGAAGTCGCCCCTGAAGTCCAAGGGCGTCTCGATGCAGAGCTCTTTAAGAACTCTCTAAAGAGGTGCGAGAATTTTATCTCCATGACGCAAGGTGCTCTGACGTATCGTGGGGGGTCCATCTACGACCACCCGACGAGACAGTTAAAGACCGGGCGACTGGAGAAGTTCGCATACAGCGATGATCAAGTATACACTCTCGAGTTCACGGACTATAAATTGAGACTGTATCTTGATAACTCCCTGCTCCTAAACTCTGCGACGGTGGCGATCACGGGCGCGACAAAAGCGAACCCGTGCGTTATTACTGCGACGTCGCATGGTCTTGCCACGGGAGATGAGATTTATATCTCAGGTGTTGTTGGCATGACAGAGCTAAACGGAAGGTTCTTCCGTGTTGTCTACATTGGCGCGAATTCTTTCTCGCTCGTCGATATGTTTGGTGTCGCGGTGAACAGCACGGCATTTACGACGTACACGTCCGGTGGCACGATCTCATCCGTCTATGAATTAGCGACACCATGGCCGGAAGCAATTATCGATGACGTTCAGTTTGACCAGACAGGGAATGATATCACCTTCACCCATAAAGACTACGCGCCCGCGCGTCTTACAAGAAATAGCTCCTCTAGCTGGACTCTGGCAACGACGTTCTCAAGAACGGCGGATCCTTTCATAGGTGCTGCCAAGAATATCACCGGTGTTACGAAAGCAAATCCTGGAGTGGTCACAGCTATAGGACACGGGTACGTGTCAGGTAACAGGATCAAGATCTCTGGAATCGTCGGAATGACGGAGTTAAATAGTGCTTCTTATATCGTTGTACGGATAAACGACAACACCTTTAGTTTGACGACTCTAGCGGGAGTTGCCGTCAATACGACGTCGTATACGACGTACACTTCTGGTGGGATCGCCGAGAGGGAGAACTATCCTTCTACGTGTTGTTATTTCCAAGGGTGTCTGTATTACGGAGGTCTCAAAGACAATCCGGATCGTTGGTGTAAGAGTCGCGGTCCGGACGCTACTGGAACATCTCGGTATGACGATTTCACGACGGGTAGTGATGATGATCATGCGATCATATCCAACCTCGCGTCGATCAGAAAGCAGTCCGCGTTCATCCATTGGATGGTCGCGCTTAATTCTTTTATCGCGATCGGTACAGAGCCCGGCGTGATTGGTCTCGACGGCGGTGGCGCTGGCGATGCTATCACACCGACATCGTACCGGACGAATCCTGTTGATACAACGGGCGTAAGTAGGATCACACCCGTATCGACTGGTGACATCGCATACTTTGTTCAAAAGGGCGGACGTGTCCTGAGAAGTTTTGAGTACGATTTATACGCCGATAAATACCGAGCGTATGACAGATCCTTTGTTGCCCCACATTTATCTTTCAGCGGGTTCAAGAAGCTGGTGTTCCAATACTGGAAGCTCGGTCTTGTCTGGGCGGTGCGCAACGATGGTCGTCTTGTTTGTCTAACTGCGAAGGCAAAAGAAGACGTCACCGGATGGCACCGTCATACGATCGGTGGCAATGACGTTACGGTCATCGACGCTGTTGTTGAGCCTAGAGAAGCCGGTTACGACGTCCTGAAACTTATCGTCGAACGAACGATCAACAACACGACAGTGCGGTACATAGAGCGCATCAGCGATCCGTGGGAGGGTCTCGATTTTAAGGACTTCTTTACGGGCGACGAAGAGGCCGATAGAACGGCGTACCTCGACGAGCTATTTGAATCGTTACGGAACGATTGTAATTATCTCGATTCCAATATCCGGTGGGATGGCTCTGATCGTGGCGCGATCACGATGGCCCCCGGTGCTGTTACTGGAGAGGATATCACGTTCACAGCTTCGGGCTCTTTATTCTCCGCGTCAGATGTCGGCAAACTAATTTCTAAACGGTACCAAGATCGCGTCGGTGGCGGACAGGCAAAGATTACAGCATATGTAAGTCCGACGGAAGTAACCTGTAAAGTACAGATCGATTTTGACAACGACGATGTTATACCTGCCGGTGATTGGTTCTTATCAGCAAAGACGATCACAGGGTTACACCATCTTGAAGGGCAGACAATTTCCGTCGTCGCTGATGGATACATCCATAAAGATGTTGTCGTTACGAATGGTACAGTTACTCTGAGTCGTCAGGCATTTGTTGTCCTCTTAGGGTACCGCTATCGGGGTGTGGCTATTCCGATGAACCTCACTGTCCTTGGGCAGACGGATAATTCGATACCGCTGAGTAAGAATATATGTGAGCTTTCTTTAATGGTTGCTAACACCATTGGTGTGCAGTACGGCACGAACATTTACGATCTGCAAGAGATATTTGCGTCGGAAGAGGGGCAACTGACTAACCGGCCACCGGTTCCGCTATCGGGAACGTACCGTCTCTCCGTCGATGATTTCTGGGCGACGGACAAAGAGATCGTATATGTTCAGAGTGACCCGTATCCGTGTATGTTGCAAGCCATGAACGTGTCCTGGGAGGTGGGTGAGAAATGATATCCATCGAGCCTTTTAAGATCCAAGATTACGCAGAGATCGAGAAAGCAAATGGTATCGGGTTAGAGCACTGCGGTTTGTTATGCGGTATCTTTCCCGTCTTGCGCACGATGGAGAGATGTGGTACTTGGTGGACTTTAAGGCGTGACGATAAGATCGTGATCATTTGTGGGTACCATTGTCTCACTAATCGCACTTGTGAGGTGTCTCTGTATCCGTCGCTGTCTTTTGTGGCAAACCCGGTAGCTGGTTTTCGCGCTCTTAAAAAACTCTTGGCCGAGCAGACAAAAGATTTTATCCGTGTTCAAATGACGTGTTCAGAACATCTTCGCAGTTGGGGGAAGCACCTTGGTTTTGAGGAAGAAGGAATTCTTAGGAAGTTTGGCGCCGATGGCAGAGACCATGTTATCATGGCGATCGTGAGGTAAATATGGCAGAAGTATTGATGATAGCAGGGATGTTGTACTCCGGGTATTCTGCGAACGAGCAGGGTAAAGAGCAGAAGAGCATGTACCAAGCGGAGGCGGCAAAAGCGCGCGCTGAAGCAGCTACGGCTGCCGACGAGAAAGCTATCGAGCGTCGGAAACTTATGGCGACGCAGAGAATGGCGTACCTCGCGAATGGCGCGACGATGTTAGGCACTCCCGCGATCGTTGGTATGGATACATATAACGAGTACCAGAAGGAAATCAATTCGATATATTCCGCCGGTGAAGCAGGCGCGTTTAAGTTAGAGCGGCAGGGCGAGAACGCTGCTGCGTCAGGGAGAACTAAATTGGTCACGAGTCTTTTATCGGCAGGTGCGGTAGGGTACGACGCTGGTGTATTTAAGACGTCTAAAGTGGGCGGCAGTGTGAGTGGCACGAAAACCAAGTCTTCTCTATGGGAAAAATGATATGGCTAAGATAAAGACGTACGACGCGAATATTCGTTCCTCTATGGCTGGTGTTCCTTCACCTGATACTTCTGGAGAAGAATTAGGGCAGGGTATCGCTAAAGCGGCGGCCACGATCTACGAAGTGCAGAAGAGGCAGACGGATCTGTTGAATGAAGCGACCCTTGTTAAGACACGTGTCGGTTATGATGCTGATCTAACCACCGCCTCCGATGAGATCAGACGTGCTAACGCGGATGACCCAGATAAAGCTGTACAGCTTATCCAAGATAAGCAGTTTGAGATCACTAGTAAGTACAAAGACTTGCTAAACGATCCGGATCTCCGCACTCGCTTCGACGCTATGGCGTACGAATCAAATCAGCAGGAGCTTGTCCGATCAAAAACTTGGGCGCTTGAACAGAAGGGCGCGTTGATCCAGCAGAGGACTGTTGATTCTTTTAACGACACCGCGCATTACCTGAATAAGACGGAGGATTTCAATCAGCTTTTCAGTAAGTCCTTTCTCTCCGACGACGTTGACCCCAATAAACTTGAGTCTAAGAAGCTCGTTTACCAGGCTTTTGGTAGCCTCGCCGAGGGTGAAAAAGGCATCCACATGGCCAACAAAGCTAATTTCCAAGGATACTTCCTCGGACAGCTGAGCCGTGGTCGCGGCTTTGAAGCACTTCAGCAATTACAGGATCCTAGACTCGCCAAGATGTCTGGCGTCTCCACACAAGATATTGACACGATGCGCACTAAAGCATTGAGAGTCGCTGATGCGACGCGCAGTAACGCGTCTGCGGCGACGCTGGCTACCTTTGTAGGCGATAACGCGAAGCTGTTCGATGATGTTATGCAAGGGAAGAAGTCGCTGTCCGATATCTCAGAGGCTTCTAACGCGCTGTCATTCGCGATCGTGAATAAGAAAGCGGAAGTTGCCGAAGGCAGAGCAGATATCTCCGAGCTTCAGACGATGGAGAAACAACAGAGGATCATGGAGCTGTTGCAAGACGCTCGTATGACGCGCGACAGAGCGTTTAGCACCCCGGACGAGGGTGTTATCGCTGAGATGGGTGCGAAGTTCAACGCCTTGTTCTCGAAGAATAAGAAAGGCAACCCGTCCATTATTGGGCGCCTCGATGAGGTATTCCAGTTCCAACAGGAACTCTTGGAGAAGCGCAATCAGCTCGACCCTGCAAGGTTTGATCAATGGACACGCTTTGCCGAAGTCGCATTTCAGGACGAGGTAACTGGCGTTTCCAAGCGTGCCGGATTAGCGACACGCAAGACGTGGTTTGGCATGGGTGCGACAGGTATCGATAAGACCGATAAGCTGTCCGCCAATGGCAAGATCCGCGGTGCTATGGAGAACGTCGTCGAGCGCACCATGAACGATAAAGAACTCCGCGTCCCAGAAGGCGATCGTCAGTCTTTTGCCTACGAGACGTTGCGGTTCTTCATGGATGATCTTGAGGAGGCTGTTGACATACGTAACCCAGAGACAATGGCTCTCATTGGGCAAGATAAGATCAACGAGATGGTCGGTCGCGCGCAGCAGAAAGCGCAGCTCAAGCGTCTCGGGTACCCCGTGCATCTCAAAGTCAAGGATTCTGTTGTCGTGAACGGATACAATTACATGGTGACAGGCTTTGATAACGACGGGATGCCTGTTGTCGGGATCGGACAGTAATGGCTGAGATACGCCTTGATGAACTTCAGAAGTCCCCGCAGTTAAGCGCAGCCGCTATGGCTATGCAACCGTCCGTGCGTCTTGATGATCTACACGACGCGACAAATCTCGTAGGTGTTAGCCAAAAAGATTTTGACCTCCCCGGCGCTGTGTTTTCCGATCAAGAAATGGAGGCACTACGTAAGAAGGGTAAGATAGGATATTTCGAGAACGCTCAAAGGATGGATCTGACTGGTGCGATCCCTTTTGCCGGTGCTTTCATGGAAGCCGGATCAGCGATTACAGCGAACCAAGCGATGCGTCGTCTTCAGAAAGATTCGTACGGCGCAGATGAGGCTCTGAAAGAGAAGGACGCCCAGAGGGTCCAGGAGTATTTTCGTTTCAAGGCGGAGCAACAAGTTCGCGGTGTAACGTGGGGTGGCCAGGTTATCGAGGGTGTTGCGCAACTCCCTGCCTTTATGCTTGAGATGTTGGCTTCGTCTCCGCTCACAGGCGCGGTTGGTGCGACTGCTATCGGCGCACGGTTGACGGCTAAAGCGGCTACTAAGGGTGCCGGCGCTGTGGCTGCTAAAGGCGCTCTTTGGGCTACTCGTGGTGCTGTTAGAACGGCCACGGTTGGCGCGCCACATATCGCGGCCCGGTCGTTCCAGAACGAAAACGACATGAATTTAATCCCGACGGATAAAGGGTTAATGTTATCAAAGCAGGCTGAGACAGCTCCGGCGTCTTCCATTATGAAGGCGATCGGTGCTACGTATCTCGATTACTTCACAGAAGAAGCCGGTGATGTGATCTTTAACCCAGCGCTGACGCGTCTGGCCGGGTCCAAGGTCGTCGCTCCTCTTATGAAGCGCATGGCCGACGTTTACAGCAAGACCCCCGGCAATAAAGGTGTTGCCACGATGTTCAAGAAGGCCGGTTGGGATGGTATGGTCTCCGAGCTCGGAGAAGAAGTTCTCGCCAAGGAGCTTTCTGCGGCTCTTGGTATTGAAGATTTTGGTGCAAAAGATGGCAACGCTCTCGACAGGATGATCGCGGCTATCCCTGATGGTGATGAGATGGCCGTTATGATGGGCGTCTTGGCGGTGCCGGGGCTCACAAAAGTGGCCGGTTCGCAGGTCGCCAATGCTGTTGATGCGTACAGAGAACGTAAACGGGCAGCCGGATTGCAGCCTGCTGATCAGACGTACACGCAGAAACTTACGGGCTCGTTAGCGTCGCAGTTAGAGGGACAGAATTTTGATGTTGTTGAGACAACGGTGCAGGAAGCATCGAAGCCGATCCCCCAGATGGAGCTCACCAAAGAGCAGATGGGCGACTTAAAGACACCGGCGCGTCAAGCGATCAACGTGGTTGATCCGTCAAAGCCGGTGCCAGAGCGCGCTATTCCGCCCGAGATCGCGAACTCCAAGGAGTTCAAGCAAGGCGACGACATAATGAAAGCAGAGCTTCTAGCGAAAGGCCGGTTGGCAGACCTTGACACCCAGAGAGAAGATATTGAGAGCCGGATGGGCAATCTCGAGGTCGAGATCGCTAATCTGAACAAGATCGATCGCCCTGATGTGGTGATCCTATCTGGCAAGAAACAGGAGCTTTTCACCCTTTCCAAGCAACTGATGTCAATCCATGCGCAGATCGCTGATACTTTGGATGCTGTGCCGGAGGATCTCCAGAAGGAGAACGTCCTGCTTCCGGGCGCGGATCTTGAGAAATTACGGCAGGCCGCGCGTGGCGTCAGTGAGCGCATGGAGCGTTCCCGTGTCGAGTCCGTGTGGCGCAATAAGAAGGCGCAGGCGGAAGAGCGCAGAACCGCTCTCGTTAAGTACCTCCAAGCCCGTCTTCCAGGTGGCGAGAACGCCGGTCTACGGGATAAATACCTCCTCCGTGCTGCCAAAGATATGACCGAGAAAGAGCTTCAGGACATGCTCAAGGATATCGAGTCTAAGAGAAACTCTGTCCGGGCGAAACAGCTCAAAGAGGTCGTCAAATCGCTCATCGAGAAGATGACAACCGCCATCGCAGACGGGCATAAGCAAGGTCGGTTCGGTGATCCACACCTTCAGAGGGTCGCTGATGCTGTTATCCGCATTGTTAATATGAGCCGCGAGGAAGCAGATCAGACCCTCCGCCAGAAGATGACCGAGATCTCGCGTCTAAATGAGCAGGGCGAGGGTGAGACAGATGCCGCTGAGCAGTTGAAGTTTGAGATCGGTCTGATCACGAAGGTGTCCGCGTATAGCCTGCGTAACGCCGACGAGCTCGAGGATGCGATCCGTACGCTCGGCAACGTGTATCAGACGCTTTTGACCGGTAAGGATACGGTGAAAGCCATCCGTGACGCACAGCGTAAAGCGGAGGTTGCAGCCGTCGCAGCAGAGATTTCGGGCTCCCACAAGGAACCCAAGAACATTTGGGAGAAGATGCTAAAGGCGGGGTATACCGCCACGACGGCGATCTTCTCTTATAACACGTTCCATTTGGCTGAGTATTGGCGTGAATTAGGCGGTGGAAGCGCTTCCCAGCAGGTCAAGAAGCTCGTTCTAAGCGCACTCGAGCGCGTCCCTGCGTACCGGAACGCCTATCAGCAGAAGATGATGAGGCCCGTTCGGGCGGCTATGGAGCGCATCTACGGCCTTGGTCAGAAGAACGACAAGAAGTTCTACGATTTCTTGGTGCTGAAGACCCATCTGGATAAGACAGACAATCCAGAGAACGCGCCATTCTTGCGCAAGACGGTGCTGAACAACGGCACGACGAAAGATTTTAAGATGTCCCGGTGGGACGTGATGTATTGGTACGCCCTGGCGTATCAAGCGGAAGGCGAGATTGACTCCGAGGCGATGGAGATACTGTCTGGTGAGAACCAGTTGGCGTCTATCCGGGAGGAAGTTGAAGGAAGTACGGGAGGCTCGGAGGAGGCTTTTGTATCAGACTTCTTATCCCAATCCGAGAAGAGCCTTGATAAAACGGGAGCTCGTCTGACGGATAAGTATTTCTATCACGTTTCCCCGACGGAACAAGTCGGTGGTCTAAAGAGTGGCGCATACGGCATAGAAGATAAACCAGTAGTGTGGTTATCAAAGGGTGTTCCAGCGAAGACAGATGGTTTTCTGTATGCAGTTGATCCGGAGAAGGTAAAGAGTATAAGAAGCGCAAAGAATACCGATAGGTATTCCGTCCACGAGGGAGACATCCCCCAAGATGCGATAATCCCTCTTGGGAAGGTAACAAAGGATGAGCCACTAACGTACAAAAGCCTTGGGGATAAGGTTTCTCGTGCCCTGTACAAGCGGATGGGTGGCGCCACAGAAGACCAGATCGAGCAGATCATCGCTGATCGCGCGGCTAAAGAGATCAAGGGTAACGCTATTCCGTCGGACGTGCTCTCCGATATGTTCTCGATGCTGACAGAAAACGACAAGCGTTTCGCCATGGAGATGCGCAAGATCTTCTCATCCTTCTGGCCGATGATCAATCCGGTCTTCTCGCGCGCAACAGGCGCGGATATGACGCGCATTGAGAATTATATCCCGTGGCTTCGTAACGCCTCTAAGTCTGTCAACGTCGAGGATCTTGTCAATGAGATGGATATCGTGGATTCAGCGATCACGCCGTTCCCAGGATCGACAAAAGAGCGCCGTCGCTCATCTTCAGCGCCCTTTGCCCAGGTCGGTCTCATGGAAGTGTTTCATGGCTTTCAGAACACCATGAGTAACTGGTTGGCGACACGTGATATCACCGCACGCATCTATCGATATATCAATAATCCGATGATCCGTGAGGCTATTAACAAGGCAACGGACGGTGTATACGACAAGTCTCGTGATCAGTGGCGTGACGGCGCATACATCAAGAATATGGTGTACCATCTTCGTGGTATCGCCTCACAGGGCCGGTCGGATAACAACATCGATATGCCGATGATGGCGCTTCTGCGTCGTAATTGGAGCCGTGTGGTGCTGATCAAGCCCAAGCAGTTTGTTGTACAGCTCTCATCGATCGCGGCAGCAACGGTCAAGATCGGGCATCTGGACACCCTCAAGGGTATCGCGTCGTTCTTCACAGATCCGAAGGGCGCTAACGATTTACTTTCTAAAGCAATGTCGTTGCATAATCGGCACAGCAATATCCTCGTCGAGATGAAGGAAGTACAGGATCTCATCCGCGGTGATAAGCAGCGCTTCGCTGATAAGATAAACTTCCTCGATAAGTATGGCTTTATGTTCACGCAGATGGGTGATCGCGCGGCGATCCTTGTCGGTGGCTGGGCAGTCTTTAAGACGACATACGAGAAGACAAAGAGCTTAGATCAGGCGTATAAAGAGTTTGATGATTTTGTGTTCAATCTTCAGCAGTCGGCGATCCGCGAGCACCAGACCTCCGCTACTGTCGGACCTTACAGATATTTTACGCAGTTCGTGAGCGCTGTCGCTCAGTACGGCAGAGCGTATTATCGCGCCTATGCCGATGCGATACGAGATCCAAATCCGAAGAACCTAAAGGCGTGGGCGCGCACGATGATGGCGTTTCATGTCTACATCCCGGCGGCTCTGTGGATGGTTTCTAACGCTTTTGTACCGCCGCCTGAGGACGGGGATCCTGAGGAAGAAGCGGAGAAAAAGAAGAAAGAACTCGCATATATGATGGCGACAGGACCGTTCTCTGGTTTGTGGATCGTCGGTCACGCCGCTGATTTCTTGGCGGAAGCCATCACAAAACACCAAGGTTTCAAGGAGGGTGTTCCGGTCATTGAGCAGATGACGCGCACGCGCACGCAGTTGAACGCGGCACTCCGTAAAGCCATGGAAGAAGACCCGGATCCTGAGGAAGTTCACGATGCAATATGGAAGGCAGGAAAGTCAGCAATTGGGTTGACAGTCGGCGTTCCTGGTGAGATAAGTAATAGTGTACAGGCTCTCTATCAGCACTCGATGGGTGGGTGGAATGTGTCTGACACTCCAGGTCTTTTGTACGGTCACTCGGTCGAGATGTTGAACTACAATCGGAGGGGCAAATGATCACAAGCACAATTAACAGAACGCGGACAGCGGTATCGGGTGTTACATACGATTTCGGTTTCCGCATCGATAGCGCGTCGGATCTCTTGGTTTACGGCATCGACGCTGATGGCGTCGCTACGCTTTTAACGACCGGGTTTACTGTCACGTTTGATCCGGATAACGAGACGGGCACGGTGACGTTTGACTCCGAGCCATCGGCGTACGAGGAGATCTTACGTTTGCGTTCTAAGCCATACACGCAGGGAACGGACTTTCCGATCCGCGAAGGTTTCTCCGAGGAGGACATCGAGGGGGCTATTGATAGTCTCGAGATGCAGATCCAGCAGCTCAAGGAGATCACGGATTATTGCGTTAAATTAGATCTCACAGGTACGGTGACAGGTATTACGTTTCCGACGCCTTCAGCCGGTAAAGCGCTGGTGTGGAATGACGCCGAGGACGGGTTTGATAATTCCAATGTAGATCTAGTCGCGTTATCCGAAGCCGTGGCGGATTTAGATGCTGCGGTTTTAGATGCACAGGCATCTGCGAGTTCTGCGTCTTCTTCAGCTTCCACAGCCACAAGTGCAAAGGATGATGCAGTCGCGGCAAAAGATCTAGCCGTTGCTGCTCAAGCTCTGGCAGAAGCGGCGGCGGCTCAAGCGGCGGCAAGTGCGGGTTCTGGCACACCTATCGGTACGACGATGCAATGGTTGACCGATACGCCACCGACGGCTTTCTTAATTTGTAACGGGGCGGCTATTAGTCGGACAACGTACGCGGAACTATTCGCAATCATTGGCACGACATACGGGGTGGGCGATGGCTCGACGACATTTAATCTCCCAAACATGAAGGGTAAAGTTGTCGTCGGTAAAGATGCGGCACAGACAGAGTTTGATGCGTTGGGAGAAACGGGCGGGGCAAAGACGGTAACGCTCGATGGGACAATGATTCCTTCTCATACGCATACGATGACTCTAGATAGACTGTCTGGAAATAGTGCCGGAGTTCCTCGGGCGGCCAGTTGGGGGAATGATGATTATTCTAACGGAAATGCATCCGCAACGTCAAACGCAACAGGTGGAGGCTTAGCACACAACAACCTTCAACCGTACATCGTCGTAAACTTCATCGTGAAGTACACAAACGTGGCGGAGGTTTCCGTGCTACCTGTCAAAGCCACAGGTGCAGAAATTGATACGGGAACTGATGATGCTAAGTTTGCCACACCAAAGGCGATTGCTGATTCAACGCTACCATCAAGATTTAAGGTTGGGACGTACTCCCGAAACTTGGCGGATGCTACAAGCACCGTTGCTATTACCGGTCTTGGGTTCAGACCAAAAGCGATTTATTTCATGGGGTCGATAAGTGGAGTGAAAGCCTCTGCGTGGGGGTTCTACGATGGAACTTCTAGTAGCGGGCACTCATACCAGAACGATACTAACATATCTGACGGGGCGTTTCTTAACAACGGCGGAGGGGCGTACGTTTCAATCGGGATAGCGAGCCTAGATTCTGATGGGTTCTCTGTGACATTCACAAAGGTAAGTTCGCCAACCGGAACCGGTTCATTTAGATACTTAGCTTTCCGCTAAAAAGGAGAAATATGAAAATATACAGGAGAGTTTCAGACAATTTCACAGTTAGCGACGAACTCGGCAGAGATATTGCTTGGGTTGTCGAAACTTATGGCGGGGAGTTCGTTGAGGTGTTGCCTCCAGAGCCACCGTCAAAAGAGGAACTTGATAATTTGGCTGAGATAGCCGAGAAGAAGGCACAACTCGCCATCTCCGACTACAAAATCTTAAAGAAGCTCGAAAAGCTATTGCCTGCAGACGACGTTGACGTAATTGAGAGACAAGGGAAACGCAATCGTATAAATGAATTGGAGGCGCTATGAAGAATTTCTTTTTCGCTTTGCTTGCATTGATGTTGCTAGGAGTCTCGGTGGCTATCGCCGCACCTAAGTGGGTCCCGACGACCTTCTCTGGCGATCAGCTGATCAAGTCCGGCCAGACGATCATCGTGGACGGAAGCATTTATTACGCCGGTGTCACCGCCGGTAATAAGCTGGAACTCAAGAACGGTACAACGTCATCTGGTACGGTCGTCTACACGTTCGTCGCTCCTGCGGCTAACGGGTCTGCGCAGCTGCCACAGTACGCTCGGGAGATCACAGTCGATACCGGGTTGTATATGGATCAGACCATCTCTGGCGGGGCTATCGGTTTAGAGCTTTTCTATCAATAACAGGAGGGGTTATGGACGAGGAACAGAAAATAAATGACATAGAAAAAGCGCTCATCGCCTTGTCCTCTCTGGTGGGCACACTGAAGGCCAAGATCGCAGAGGCCGGTATCGCGACCAAGAAGGCCGACGCTTCGGTAGCTGAGATGGAGTCCGTCAAATCGGACCTTCGTGACCGCATCAACGGTGTCAACGCCTTCAAGAACGAGTTGATCGCCCGCGAGGAAGCTGTAAAGCAGCGGGAGCTCGCCCAGAAGAGGATCGATAACCTGGTCAAACTTGAGCAGGACATTGAATACGCCAAGACGGTTTTGGATAACGACCGTAGGAACTTTGCTAAGCAGTGCCGGATCGATCGTGACGTGATCGCCACAAAGATCGCCGATGTTCAGGAAGCCCGCAAGAAGGTCGATGAAATGCGTGTCGCTCTTGAAGAAGAGCGCCGTATGCTTGAGGCGGACATCAAGGATTTTGCTAATCAGAAGGCATCGATGGATCTTCCATCGCTTGATAAGACCGAGGCGTAATGAGATATAAAGACGCGAACCAGTGGGAAGCACCGGATACACAACGTCTGTGGGACTACGATGGCCGCACAGACGGACAGCCCGTGTATCGTGGGTTTAACACCTTCGCGGCTACCGAAGCCGACACAGCTTGGGTGATCACTAAATATGTGTACACGGTATCGGGAGAGCTGCTGTCATCCAAGACAACTCGCGGATCCTGGTCCGGCAAGACCCTACTATTCACATAAGAGGTGCTAGGTGGGCAAGTTCAAGACTAATCCACATACAGGGAAACCGGATCTAGCCGGGCTCTCTGAAGAGGAGATCATCGTTCTCCTTGGAGATCTTTGTGCCCTCCTCGACTGCACTAATCAGCCGTTTACCGGAACTGTTTCTGCCCCGAAGGTGAATGTCGGCGGTGCGACGATGGGAAACGAGGTTCTTGCTGTCAAGGGCATATCTCGTTCTTATCCTTGCGGTGATCCTAGCTCTGGAAATATATCGACGAGTATTGGGTCGGGCACGTATCATATTCTCTACGATCCTTACGACAGCGGTAGTGCTGTTAGTTATCTCTCTGGTACTTTCTTTAACCAAAGCATTGATTTTACCATTTACGCCTACAAGTATGTAGGTGGCACAATGGTTATTAATGCCACGCCGATCTATCTATCGCTATCAGATTTTACATCGACCAATTTTGGGTTCAGCCTTCAATGGACTGATACGGGCGGTACTCCAAGCGGTGCAGATGGTTTTCTTATCTACGCTTACGACGGGTCAACAACTTGGTGGCTAGATGTCACATACACCACATCTTATTTCGTTACTGATCTATCAGGGTGGACAGATGCATCGGGCTATGACCCTCTATGGTATTCACAGACATCCCCTTATTACGAAGCACCAACCGACACCTATCTTTACGGGATGTGTTCATACGGTGTTTGGGGCAAGAAAACAACCGACGGAATAACAACATATTCCGCAATTCCTGTTTATTATTACGGCGTTGGCGATGAGTACGGGTATTGGAAATACTTCATGGACTTGTACGCAGATTCCGGCTTTGACTCGTACATTGTCCACAATATGACAGCTGATTACTGGATCGAAGCATTTTCCGGATCATCGTATACGACCATAATTGATGATGGTGGATACGCCAATCCTTGGACAAGTGGATCGCCAACTGTTACGCCGACCCCATATTCAGAAGGCGAGGACATCGCTAATTTAACAAGCGACATCGGGCGTGGCTTCAAAGTAAATGGCGAAGGTCAGATTGACATGACTGGCACGACGATGACAGGTTTGCCTTTCATCAAAGGCTTGCCTGATGCCACGATGATTGAAAAGCTAAATGCTGAGTTTTGGGCGAACAAGACTTACGCCGACATCTTCTATGCTTTGGACGTTTGGAATCCGATGAGCGATTCCGTATCGCATCCAGACTTCACTCTGTCTAGGTCTATCTGGTCTGGAGTTGCGTCTGTTCCGTTCTTTAAAAAGTACAACAACATCATTACTCTCGGTGTGCAGAATAACTGGAACAATCTGATTACGGTTTACCAAAGTGTGTCGTCGGCAGGAACAATCAAACTCGGGGTTGCACAGGCTTTTCAGAATGGCATTATCTACGCTATTGCATCTTCTTGGAATATGTCGCTTGACCTTAACGGGCTAACAAACACGATGGACACTCCTGCATCTGCAACTCCATCGGCGTACAAAATTACTAACACATCTCCGTCGGTGGCAACGCTGACCTTGACTGGCTCGGGTGGGAAATCCGGTACGGCTATGGCGTTCAAAAAGCCCGCAGGATCAGGCGGTATCAATATCATCCAATCGGGTTCAACATCAATCACTTGGTCGGGTGTTGCAACGCACGACAATGACTTCGGAACGTACACGATTTCCGGTGGATGCACCGTCGTGGATAACAACGGGTCGCTGTTGAGCAAAGCCACTCAGATTATTATGACTGGTACATCCCCAATACTAACACTTTCAACGATTGACTATTCGCCAAAGTTGCGATTCGTAAATAATTCTACCCCTGTCATTAGAAACAACAAGCAAAACATGACTCTTGCCAGTGCATTTGGAAATCAACCGAGTGGCTCGCCTTCAAATGCTAGGGTGACTTTCAACGGAGCAGGGGCAACCTACGCAACGACGTTAAGCGGAAATAATACATGGACAGGTCTGACAGATCTATCAACCAATGCGTATGTCAAACTCGGTCACGCCAATGCTCTAGGGACTGGAACTGGCATCGCATTTGCCGGAAATCCGTGGAGAATGGACAACGTATCCGGCGCACCAATGACGCTGAACAAGACCGTCGCCTTCACGGGAGCAGGGACGCTTACATACGACGGTTCAAACGAGCTTAACTTCTCTGGCACTGGGACTCTTAGCGGTGCGCTTGGGCTGACAGTATCTGCTAGCACGTTACGATTCAATGGCAACAATACTGGTGCGTTTGCGATAAATAATACAGGCGCAGGGAATGTTTACGTCAAGCAGACGGCTAACGCTTTCAACCTTGTCGGCGGTCTTGGGTCTTGTAATTCAATGGCTTCCCTTACACTCACAAACACCGCAGGGGTTATCTTTACAGCTATTAATCACGCTACTAACGGTATCGTATCGGCTGTCTCAGGCGCGGTAAATCTCGGCGGATCAAATGCCCGTGTCGCTTTCTCTTGGGTCGCAGGATCGTCACGGTTCACATATATCACGGCATCAAGCACGGTGGCGTTGGCTACCGTCGGGCTAAATTTCTCCGGCGCTCCGACCAATGGTGTCTATGACATTATTGTGGCAAGCGGAACAATGTCCGGAACTCTGCCGACGATTGCAAGCAACACGACAGGCAAGACGCTTGTACTAAGCCAAGTCGGGAACACATTGAAAGTGACGGTGTCCTAATGCTCCTAATTTACGACACGGCAATCAATCGCTACGTTGGTCAAGCAGACTTTCAATTTGACGTAGCACAGATATGCTCGACCTTCGAGTTAAGAGAATGGACGCAAGAAGGGCAACTGGATTTTGATTCGTATAAACAAGAATTAGCAGATCTAAACCCACAACCACAAGGAGAACAAGATGGCGAAGTCACAGGAAGAAATGAAGGCGTTGAGGCTGACGGCATTACAGGCGCAGAAGGCATCGTTGGAAGCGCAGATGGCGTTCCAGTTAGCACAGATTGATTCACAGATTGAAGCATTAGCACCTAAAACCGACGGGCAGTAAGAAAAGGAGTGGTATGGGAGCCGAGCACGAGTGCATCCAAGAAGAAAGACTTATATCCGTCGAGAATGACGCTAAGCGGTACGTCCCTTGGT